CAAAGGTATCGCTACCTGCGTAGAAACGTAGACCGTTCTTGATTGCACGGTACTTACGAGGCATTGCTAGGATTAGTTCCTGCATTGTCTCGGTGCCCCAAACTGGACGGGCAACGCCGTCACCAACGTTATCCATCAACTTAGGTGCTCCACCCTCATTAATGAATCGCTCCCAGTCACCCTTCTGTGCTGGGTCAGTATGGATTGCTCCACCCTCGGCGTACTGCCAGAGGTCACCTGTACCTGCTGTGGCTGCTGCCTCTGCAAAGTAAGGTGGTACTGCTGCGTGAGCACCCTCATCAACCTGGACACAGAAACCATCCATGATTGCAAGGAATGGGTCTGAGTCTGTGCCTGGGGTAACTCCATCAGCCTGGAAACGCTTGGCTGAGAGGTCACCATTGATGGCTAGGTCCTCAATGTCATTGGCGAATGCGCCTGTCATCAAGCGAACTAGGTGATCTTCTAGTGCTGCACCTTCGATGTTATCTTCAAGTGCCTCAGTTGAGATCTCGTAGTCAAGACGCAACTTCTTGGTGGAAAGATCCACCTTTGAGAAGACTGCGCCAGCGTTCTCATAAACGCCATCTGCCTGTGCTGCTGCACGAACGACACGCTGACCAACGTTAACCTTTTCTAGTTCCATTGTGTTACCACGCATCGTAATGCGACGACCATCCTTAGCGAGGACGGTTGAGTCCCAAACGTAGTCGATGAACTGGCGACCCTGAACTGGGTTTAGGATGCCACCACCGAACTGACCTGAGGGGTTGACTGGTGCTGCACCGCTACCGTCTGGTAGTGGCTGCTGCTCAACGTTGTAAGGAGTACCAAGGTTGAGTCGATCTGACTGACCTAGGTTGCCGTAGTCTGTAGCGTTACCGTCGTTAACACGGCCCACACCACCGGATGCGTGCACGCCAGAAGCGTGTCCGTCAGTCCAGTTTGGAATGGTTGCCCAGTTACCACCACCGATGTCTCCCTGTCCGTCTGGGCCTACGCCGTGGACATAAGATTCGGGTGCGTCTACTGCTGCGTTTACAACCTCTGAGGTTGCTTCACCAACACCACTCTTTGAAATCTCGTCGCTGTTCTCTGTCTTTGTGATTTCGTCTGACATAATTCTATTCACCTCCGTATAATTTTGTTTTTAGAATAGGTCGGACTTACTGAGGAAACGTCCACCCCATAGTGATTTCTCAACCATCTCTGGCTGATCCTGCATGACCTCTCCAAAGTCAGCAGACTTGCGGAATGCGGTTTCTTTTTCTACTGCATCAACACGCTTTCCAAACTCTTGATCGTGTGCCTTGAGTGAGTTAAGTTCGCTGCCTAGTGTGGCAACGGCCTTGGAGACCTCACCTACCTGTGAATAAACCTTTGTGACTGCATCTGCGAGAGCCTTGATCTCAAGGATCTGAGTGGAGATGTCTGCTACTGCTGTTGTGAGTGCTTCGATCTTCATCTCTACCGTTTCGATTTCCTCTTCGGATGTTGCTTCCTCTACAACTTCCTTGGCTTCCTCTACGGCCTCTTCTACTTCTGCCTTCACTTCTTCAACTGCTTCCACGACCGCTTCCACGGTCTCTTCAACAGCCTCAGGGGTTTCAGGAGTGGCTTCTGTGCTTTCGGACATATTCTCTACCTCCTTATTTTTCCTGACTGTGGTTAGAATGCCCTTAACCATCTGTGCCTTGTCGGGGTCATTAGACTCAACAAAGCCGATGTTTTCCATCGCACCGCTGCAACGAGGGCAGGCAGACTTAACAGTAGAAGAAAGTTGAACGACATCATCGTGATCGCAGTAATAAACGTTTTCAATGAGTGCCTTAGCAAGCATCCCTGTAACCTCTCCACTCTTTTGGATAGAAACTACGTTAGCAAACTGATTTGCTGGGACATCAACCAAAGACAATTCACTTAAAGTAAAGTCTTTGATGATGCGGATACTCTTCTCAAGGTCGCCATCATACATGGTGTCCTCTTCTTCAATCTCTCCTGCAATGGAAAATCCTGTGAGGGTGCCGTCCAATACCTTCTCCCAGGTATCTTGGGCACCCTTTGAAATGTAGGCAGAGACATAAACACCGTTATACATCTTGTTTGTCTCAGGATCGAAATAAGTATCTTCTTTAAAATCAACCATCTTGCCTACCGCTTTCTTTGCGTCGTGCTGTTCACGGATGTTACCCGCAAAGTTTTCAAACGCCTTCACCGCTGCTTCGCTGGATACGATGTCATCCTGTCTGTCGATGTTATCTAGAGATGCGAAACCAGATACGGTGCGTTGTTCCTTGTTTACCTTGGCGATAGGCATAGACACCTTAACGCCAGAATTATCTACTGAAAATTGCGCTTTTTCCATAGTGACCTTATTATATCACACATTTTATCGAATTGTGATTTTTCATTGAAATTTTAATGCTATTCAGTTTTCGGACCCTCGCCCTTTGGATTTCTACCATCAATGGTTGCTGGTCCGTCGCTTTGGGCATTTGTTCTTTCACGCTGACGGGCAGAATCTCCTTCTGCATTTTGACGAGCATTAGCCTGTTGTTGTGGTGATAACTCAACCATCTTGTCTCCATCTTTTGCCTGTGGAAGACCAAGGATTTCACGCACCTCATTAGGTGTCATAGCCTTGTTGCGTAGGTAACGCTCGTGGATCAGAGAGAGAGCAACCTCATCGGTGAGGGTTGCTTCCTTAAACGCTAGTTGAATAACATCTGTTTTTTCTTTGGTGATGTTGAAAAGAACTTTTTGTAGATGTCGTTGGACTGGGCGGGTTACCTGCTCTTTGAATGTGCGGTCTTGTGCAATGGCTGCTGCAATAGCACTTGAATCTACACCGCCCAACTTAGACATTGGAACCTGATGTGCCATTAAAATATCGTCACGGTTTTGCTTACGATAGTCTTTGAATGATCCATCTTGGACTGTGTTTTCTACGGGGTGCATGTCGAACTCAACCTTGTTTCCATCATTATCAGAAGGTAGTGGAACGTAGAGAGTGCGGTGGTTTTGCCCCTTTAGCCCTGTCTGTAGGAAGCGGAACAAACGCTCTTCACTCTCAGGTGATAGTTGAGCACCCTTAACTGTTACGATATAGCGGGGCACAGCCTTGTTTTCAAAGTAGTCAATGTTATATTGTGCGGCAAACTGATCTCCTTTAATAGCCATGATAGCGGAGATAACATCAGGAATGCCGTAGTAAGTGTTAAGAGGGGAGTATTCCCTAACGTGGATAATTTCGTTTGGTCGTGGATCTTGTGTTACGGGGTTTGGATTGGTTGCCCCGAACTTACGGAAATAAACAACCTTATCTCCAACGATTTGAACGTAGCCATCATGCATCCTACGAACACGAATAGTAGGTGCTGGAATGTGTCCAACGTAGCCAATCTCTCCTGTTGTGGTGCGACCGATTTCAATGTATCCATTTCCTGTGGCGAGCATGTCGGTGTAGACACGCTCCATTGTGCCTGTGAAAGTTGAGTCATTGTTTAGACCCTCAAGCCATTCTTCCATCTGCATCTTGAGGCGTTCGATCTTACGACGGGCAAAATCTAGTTTATCTCCACTCAACTCTTCAATCTTCATTAGAGTTGCATTGGTCATCTTCCAGTCATAGCCCATTCCAACCACATTCTCTACCTTCGCATCAATGGCTGCGTGGTTGGCAAAGTTTGTGTCGTAGAAGTTTGCTAGTTGGACAAGATCATAAGGTGGTTGCACAACATCAAAAGTAGAATAACCTTTAGACAACTTGTGTCGGATGTTCTTTGCTCCTGCGTCATTGTGTCCCATTTGACGAGACTTGGAATCTTCTTCGTAGTTTTTGACTACCCGACTTGTGCGACGCTTGAAGTTTGTGTCTAGTCCCCGCATCTCCTTGATCTCACTCCAGTTTTTCTGGAAGGGATCTGGAAACTCTGGCTCCTCTGGGTCAAAGTCATAGGTTTTTGCTACAACGTTATTCGCCACCACGCTCACCCCTTGCTCGTGCTCCTGCCTTTGCGTCCTTTACGGCTCCAAAGTCATTCATGGTTGGAAGTAGTCCTGCCTTCATGCGTTCTACCTGCTCTGAGTATTCCTCTTCTGTTGCCCGTTGCACGCCAGGAATAAACTCTGGCTTGCCTTCTGGCTCTCCGTAGTGTGCTGCTGCCTTTCTAATGATAGCGATTTTCTCTAGATCGCCGTACCGAGATGGGATATTAAGTAAGTTATGGTCTTCATCCATAAACAATTTACCGTCTGCTTTACGCCAAGCGTAGAGTCCCCACCCTGGATTTTCGTCAACTACTGTCACTCTTGGTTTTCTCATTGCCTTTTTTCGGTTGCTCATGGTTACTATTATACCACACTTGTTATGAAGGCTGGCGGTTGTAAGTAACCCAAGCAACATCAAGGTAGGTGCTGCCCTTGGTGTTTTGTAGCACCAAGTCTTTTTTGTCTTCAATGACAAAGTTGTTGTTTCCTGTAAAGATTTCAAAGATTTCGCCAGGGCCAATGGGGTATTCAAATGAGTTTTCAGAACTCAGAAGTTCTCTGTAGGTGAAATTAAAACCTGTCCAATAGCCGTAATCTGGTGCAGCGTTTAGATCTGCGTAGGTTCTAATGATTGATGATGCTGCTAGACCACGGACAGTAACCTTT